AGCAGTATCAGACAAACAAAGAAAAAGAGCAGACAACCAAAAAGGTACCAGTTCCGAAGTCACTGTAGACTCACTGACTAGGAAGTTTAAGCCTTTATGGGTACGTGCCATCACAGCAGCTATCGCAGATATCAAAGGACATATTTCTAACCAAATTAAAAATGATGCGTTTGATAAAGCAGAAAAAAAATTAAGCCAAGATAAAAATCTACAGAACGCTATAGAAAAACTTGAAGGTGGTAGCACAGGCGATGTACCGCCAGCAGTATCTACAGCAATTAACACAGCGGTATTGATGGCTGCTAGTCATCACTATCCAGAACAAACAGGCAACATTACTAGAGGATACAATCGTGGCTTCCAAGCAGAGCGTTCGGAAGGACCAGCACAACTATTAAAAGACATTGCCGCAGGTGACCAAAAGAAACTAGGCACAGTTCTTGGATTCTTTAAAAGGACTTTGATATCAGGATGAAATTAGATCAAATCATAACAGAAGCAAATATAGCAGCCAAACTCAAAGATCCTAAGATGATAAAGATGCTGGAAATTGCCATGCGGCATGATAGCTCTTTGCCTAAAAATAAAGTAGCTGCTCTAGGTTCTGCTGCGTTCGGTGGCGAAAAGGATCCTGCCAAACAAGCTGATAATACTAACGGACTACGGTGATCTTTCAGCAGACGGTAAGTTCGATGACTGGCTTACACGACTGTATGCCAATGGTGTAGTAGACTATGAAGATATCAACGGCGAGGGCGGTGATGCTCTAGGTGCGTGGAAAGCTCTAAGCATACGAGGTAAACTCAAAGAACCACATCAAGACTTTAATCGTTTTAAAAATCTACGCCAGATACAACAAATTGTTCAAAGTCGTGACTATAGAGAAGAACTTCGACGTATCAAAGATGCTGAAGTTATTGAAAAACATAAGCGTGAAAAGAAAGAGACAACCTTAATTGATGACGATCGTTTTTTAATAACATTGCCTTATAACTATGGTGCCTGTTATAACTTTAATAATGCTGTGGGATTTAATGCCAGTTTCTGTACAGGCTCTAGTTCTGGACAGCGTTGGTTTGAACGATATGCTCCAGAAGGCCCAATTATTTCAATTTTTGATAAACAGAATCAAGAAGACGAAAACGGTAAGTGGCAGATGCATGCCCCAACTGGTCAGATGAATAACGGTAATCAAAGTATGTCGTATAGCAGAGGCGATCAAAAATTTGCCGAATTATATCCTGGCTTAATGAAAAAGATTATCAAAGCTATACAAAGCAAAGCTGAAGAAATTAAAAAGAATTCAACAGACATTGTCCGCGATGGATATGATGTTGCTAAAGCCATTGCTGACATCAAAGATCGTTTACCTTATTCATACGCTTCGGAGGAAAAGGAAGCAGAACCTGAAGCAGGCAGTGATAACGGCCCAGGTACATATTTGGTAACACATACCCCGTCAGGAAGATCTGCTCGTATTCCAGCCGAAAGTAGAGAAGATGCTATTGCTCAATTACAGGCAAGACATGCTAATATCAACCTCGATGATTTTACAATCGAAAAAGAAGCTGAACCACAGGCATAATTTATGACTCCTGTTACTATCAAGGAGTTAGAATTATCCCAAACTTACGTTTGGTCTAGTATTGATAAAGAACGAGATTATACAGAACGCATGGATCCTATCTATGCTAAACTTCTCTGTGCTTATGAAAATTGCGGCGATGTTACCGTATTTGATCAAAACAAAATCCTAATAGCCGACCTATGGAATAAAGAAAAATCCGTAGTTCCTAAAAATGAATTCCTCTATAGACTAGAAAAAATACTAATGCTTTACGAGCATTGGCATAGGACTAATAAATGGTTAACACCGTTAGTAGCTGATTATTTCCCAAGTTAACTATCAAACACTAAATCAAATATCAGGACTCTGGCCTGACAAGCGTCAATTAACAATCAGAGGTAAAGAAGTAGCTAACATCTTCCATAACTATGATAAATCAGAAGTATACCAATATCAGCGTATATCTTCTTGGTTAAACTCCGGAATGACCTTTAAAGATTTTGCTAGATCTACACCTAGACAACGATCTATAGCAGCTATGGTCAATAAGAAAGGACCCTAAGGTCCTTTCTCTTTACTTACTATAATCTAATAATCCGCTATGCGGTAATATATTCAACTTTTAATAATTATTTTTTAACACCACTGGCTTGATTAACAAAACCGTACATCTTTTCTGCTGTTTCTAGAACTTTGTCTAGACCTGGAAACTCAGGCATACCAACTGTAGTGACGATCTGACCAGTCTTCTCATCACGTTTGGCAGTCATTTCCCAACCTTGGAACTTTGAGTGGAACTCATCGCTTAACATGCCCTTGGCCATGTCCAAGATGTCTGTACGGATTTCGTAGCCGTTTTTGTTGAATTTAACTTCTGGTAGTTTTGGTGTTTCGAATTGTGACATATTTTTCTCCTTTGTGTGTGTATGTCTTATTTGGCTTCTTTTTCTACTTTGTAGGGAGCCTGTGAAGCCTGCTCCGTCTTTGGAAACAGATATTTACTAACTGATTCCACAGAATACTTAGCCATGTCAATGGTGTTATTTACAGCCATCTTGGCAAATTGTGTTTGTGAATCGATATATGCATGTGCTGCTTTGTTTAAAGCAGGATCTTTGAAAATTTGATCAGTGATGATCTTTTTTGTATTTTGAAAAGATTCGATATAAAAAACTGGTGAAAACATAACTCCTCCTTGTGTGTTTGTGTATGTATTATTATATATGCCTAAGGGATATAAATCAAGAGTAAACACGATTTATTCTGCCATTATGCGTCTGGCTGCTTCGTGATTACCCATGCGAGCAAAGTGACTCGCAGCACGAGCTCTGCCAAATGAGTCCATTACAGACCAGATATAGTTGATAAACGATTTCATAGTATTTTTCCTTGTATGGTTTTTTGTTCGAACTCTTTGGTAAAGTGTTCTACATCTACGGCGTTTTGTGGGTGTCGGGATGATATGTAGCGGTCTAAATCGCTTTGGTAGCTTTGTTTAGGGAACATTTCAGCAAGGCGTTCTAATATTCCTAACATTTTGATGCTTATTGATTTCATTTTTTGTCCTCTGTAAGTGTGTGTAGAATCAGTGTTTCTACTGAGATATTTATACTAATCGTTGTGCGATCGCACATTTACGAAATTAGAAATAGATTATATAATAGGTTAAATATATCATAGGATAATTAATATTATGAAATTAAGCACACGGTCGATCCTCCAAGAACTTAATCAAGTTGCTTCTGTTAGGAACGCTGACGCTGTTATTGAAAGCAGAGCTACAAATATCATAAATTCTGCTATCAATCTAATAGAGTCTATGAAAAAGCAGTATGATCCTGAAGTAGCAGACGAGCTAGAGCGTAGATTACTCAACGCTATCCGCGGACAGGACCCTGCTAAATTTACCAGAGGCATACGTAAAATTGCCGAATCACGAAAATCTAAAAGAAAATTGAATGAGAGCACAGATGATTGATTTATTTGAAGGCGGCAATGTATTTAAAACAGCCGATAAAACACCCATAACTCAACGAATAGCTACTAAGGATGTAGCAGGCACTGTTGACTTTCTAGAAAAAGTCACAGGACTAGACTTTACTAAAGAAATAGATCCGGATGATAAAAAACCTGTAAAATGGTTAGGCACTACAGGACGCAAAGAAGATCCAGACGGTACATTTGAATTAAACAGTTCAGGCGACCTCGATCTAAGTGTTGACGCAAGAGAAATCAGCAAAGAAGAACTAATAGCAAAACTAGTAGATTGGTGTAGAACAAATGGCGTAGACGAAAAGGATATCTTTAATCAAGGCACAAAGAAAAACGACGGTTGGATTAAAGATGCTGGCGACAATGTACATTTTAGAACACCTATACTAGGCGATCAAACTAACGGGTTTGGACAAACTGATTTCATGCTAACCGTAAACCCTAAATTCCAACAGGGTTCTATGCGTGGTGGTAGTGGAATTTATCGCGGTGAACACAGAGCTATTGTGTTAAGTAGTATTGCTCGTGCTAGAGGATTTAAATATAGTCCTAAATTTGGTCTACTCCACGGTGACACAAATGAACCTGTAGAGAACGGCGATGACTGGAACGTAATTGCTAAACAGTTATTAGGCCAAACTGCCACTACTAAAGACATTGGTTCAGTTGATTCTATCATCAACTATATTAAAAAATTACCCAACTACGAAGAACTTGTTTCGGCAGCAAGAGAAACATTAGGAAAACAAAACATAGCATTACCTAAACAAGAAGCTCTTGAAAACTATCAACCAGGAAGTATAGGGTGGATGCGTAAAATGATTGAGATCGTTAAATGAGAGCATTTGAATTTTTAACCGAAGCCAAGGTAGGTTTGGTAGAAACGAAGCAGGAGCATTTGTACTCACAGATATCGCTGGATTCGGGGCCAAGGGTTATGACGGCAAAGTAACTAGTGCTGATGATTTAGAAACCATGTTATTACGTAGAGGCAAAGAAGTAGATGATACACGTAAACAGTTCGCAGGCAGTATGAAAGGGCTATGGGACAAATTTGCCCAGATGGTTGACCCTAATTTTAGAGGTTACATCAAAGGTGATTTATTGTACTATTCACAACCACCTAAAGATGCCACAGGTGATTTTGTTTTTACTCCAAATATTGTAACATATAATATTCCTATGAATTCAACTATAGGCAAAAAAATAGCACAAAGCCAAGCCGGTGTAGTGGTTCACAGATACATAGATTTCAATGGCAATTCTACTCCTATTCAATTACCTATGAAAGGAATTAAATCGCAAGGGCCTGTAATGATACAAGGGCCGGTTACTGTTAATGTTCTGCCTAGTATTGATGAAGCAAAATTAAAATCTCTACGTCAGTATATCACAGGCCGTGCTGGAGAAATAGACAAACTGTTAAATGATGATCAATTAGCCGCAGATAAGATGGGAGATTTTAAAAATATTATGTACAGGTTTGTAAATGAACAAACAGATACTGGTAGTTTTTCCCAACTAAACAAAAAATTCTTAAATTGGGTAAACAGTGATGCTAAGATTAGTGCTCCTAAAAAAGCAAAAATACAAGAATATATTAAATCGCATTCGGGTGCCTTTGAAGCAGTGTTTACTATCATCGAGCAGATAATGGCTATCAAGGACGATATAATAGACCAGATAGATCAACAGACAGAAATCAAAGCTAGTATAGCAGGTAAACGTGGCGGCGAAGGATATGTAAAAAGTAATAGTAACATGAAACTAGTACCAAGATTACATTTTACTGCGGCAAATCGTGCCAAAACACGCTGATATCTGACGTTTTCTCCAAACCCTTATAAATAATATGCCGGTCCCGGAGCGGGATCATTGATTAAGGAGAAAATATCATGGCAGATCTATCAAGCACATACGTAGCGAATAATTTTAATAAATTCGCAATCAACACATCAGACGCAGGCCACGAGCTTGTAGTTCAAGTTACTAAGAGTGGTTCTGGTAACTTAACAAACGCTGTTCTATTAGCAGTGTATCGTCAACTAACAGCAGCAGGCGGTGACGCTTCTGGTACAGACACTGGTGGTCCAGACGCTTTCACATTCGCAGCTTTTGGTACAGCTGACGGTTCAGCATTTGTAAGCGGAACAACTACAGACGTATTTTTCCGTATACAAGGTTCAGGTGGTACTCCAAATACAACTACTGTATCTGGTGCTACTATTACTGTTATTGCTAACTTCAAACCAGCACTATAATTAAGTAATTCCTAGGGATGGGAAGGAAGGGCCGGATTAATTTCCGGCCTTTTTTTATCTGCGTAAATAATAGCAGATTATGAACCGTTACCGAATCACAACACTAGTAGACATAACTCGCAGCAAGGCTACAAGATCCGAAACCAGCGAGTTAAAACAAGGACAACAGAGTAACTTTAATACTCTGATACAGGTTATAGGGCTACGAGCCAATATTGCCACAGACTACGATCCAAAACAGGACGAAGGTAGATTACCTGATCCCTGGAAAGGTAGGGGTACATATTGGACCTATGAGTTTGAACCAGAACGTGCCGACGGATTCCTCGATGGCAATAATCCTGTAGGACATCTAATAAACGACCTCAACGGTGTACCAATTGTTGACGGACTAAATAACAGTATAAATTTTGATCTTCCTGCTTTTATTACCAAAGGCAAAGATTTCAATACAACAATTCAAATTTTGGATTGATTGGATAAATAATATTATCAAAGGCAAAACCATTAGGCATTTCTAACTTAGGCACATGGCTCGGAGCGAGCACTTGACTTAACATACAAGGAAACAGCCATAATGGCCACAGTAGCGGAACGTGTTAGCGTTGTAGAAGTACAGGTAGCTAACTTAGACGAAAAACTAGATGACATTAAATTAGACGTGAAAGAAATGCACGACTGCTTGGATCGCACAGGCGAAACACTGTCTAAAACACTAGCAGACATGAGAACAGAATCTACAGCACAGCACAATGAACTAGCTGGTAAGATCAAAGACTTAGAAAAACATAAACAAAAGCTAATGACCTATGGTATGATAGGCCTATCATTTATAGCTGGTTTAGGTTGGACCGGACAACTAAGCATTCAAACTATCTTCAAATTCTTTGGCGTATAAAATATACGCACTTAAATAAAGGACCATAGGTCCTTTTTTTATGACTAAAAATATCCAGCAGCGACTAGACACAGTCATTGCTAGAGTTAATAAAAAGCTAGTACAACAAGAACAATTAATCCCTAAAAAAACGGATAAGGGTATTCTTGTTGGAGATGTGTTAATAGAAAGTTTAGGATCAATAAAGAATATATATCACGGGGATCGTTTGGTTTTCGCTGACGTATCCTTAAACAAAGTAGCTGTTAAGGTGGCCAATCTTATGGCCATAGACCATATAAGATATCAGCAAAAAATAGATCAATTAATCATGATGGATTCTAAGTTTGGTTCTGCCCTAGCAGAATATCAGATGTTTAAAGGAAGGCTAGCAAAAGCACACCTAGAGCAAGATCAGTTCCGTATAGACATGTACCTAGCCCGGTTAGGTTATGTTAAATCCTCAGCTGAATATTGGAAAAAACAAGCTCTAAGTTTGGCTGGATAAGTAATAAATATATGATAATCCTGGATGGGCAAACATGAAAACAACAGAACTATTTAAAAAAGCTGACGCTAAAACGATCAATGAAACTATTGAAAAAACATTTGGTCAACGCATCAGTTTAGAAAACTATACTCTAGATCAACTAGAAGATTCACGCAACAGGCTTAGAACACAGATTTATCAGTTCAAGCAAAACTCTGGATTTAACGAAACTATCGAAAACGACGATTATTCTCGTGCTCAATGGATGTTAGATGCTATTAACGCAGAGATAGATCAGCGTGGTGAAGTTACTATGGAAAGCCCAGAAGGAAATCCGGAAACCCAAACAGGAGAAGAAATGAACACTCAAGTAAGAGAAAGTGCTACAGACAAGGCCAGTGCTGTAGTTACTGCTAAATCTATGGTAGATAGAGTAGGCCGTTGGATTGAAGATCTAGCACAGATGGAAAATGATCAGTTGCTAGAACTAGGTGATGTTATACGTGACGAAATGGGACAAGAGCAGGCTAAAGCATTTGTTAGCCAAGTTGCCCCAGCTATCCAAGCAGCGTTAGAAACATTAAAGACAACACGTGAAGCATTAAGCTCGGGAGTTCGTGTACTATCCGGTGACGAGCAGCCAACAGATATGTTAGGTGCTGAGCCTACAGATGAACTAGGTATGGAACCCGGAGCAGACATGGGTGCTGACCCAGCTGCCCCAGACGAATTAAACGCCGGAGAGCCAATTCCAGCAGAAGATGATTTTGCTGCCGCTGAACCAGCTGCTGGCGGTCCAGAAGAAGCAGGTCGTGCTAAACGTGAAAGCATTGAAAGACAAAATCGACTATTGAAAGTTCTAGCAGGCTAATGAGACTTACTGAATTCGCATCTAAAGAAGAACAAGAAAAGCTGGACGAAATACTTCCAGCTCTCGCTGCGGGTGCGGGTATGCTAGCTCGAGGTGCTGCCGCTGTAGGTAGCACTGCTCTACGTGTAGAGGGTTAGCTAAAGGTGCCCAAGCTGCTGCTAGGGGTACTGGAAATCTTATTGGACAAGCAGCAGGTGGTTTAGCTAAAGGAGCTATACAAGGATTTGCTGGCGGCTCTGATCAGGACCAACAGCAGATGACACCACAGCAACAAAAACAACAACAGCAACAACAACAGCTAGCGATTAAAGGTCAACAAGACCTATCAAAACAGATCAAAGATCTAGAAACTGCTCTTGCTGGTATTAAACAAACAGCAGGTGTATAATGAGAATTTTTGAATTTGATGATTCAGCCGACCCTGGACAAGAATATGCTGTCCGAATCAAGTTAGCATTACAAACCCTCATAGGCAGATCTGCCAGCAAAGGCCAACCAGCCAATTATAACTGGGCATTCTTAAATCAGTTACCAGAGCTAAAAGGTCTCAAACTAGATCAAGCTACATTTGCTAAAATCTACGACAAGTACCCTATGGTTAGTGGCCTAGTTAAAAACTTTGAAACTAGTGGTATCAGTCTCAAAGTACCCGGCGTGAGCCAGGAAAAGGAAGATCCAGGCTCAGATATTGATAAATCTAAAGAGAAGGTCAATCAAGCAGCCGCTTCCGCAGCACCTAAGCAATTGGCAAAAGCGGCTATTTGATTTTTATCAAATATCTGTTATAATTGCTAAATGAATATAATCGAAACAATCAAACCCCCACCATTTGTAGAAAAGTTCCAATATAAGAACTGCCAACAAATTAACGATCCTGTAACTCGTAAACGTGTATATCTAACTCCAGACGGAGAAAGCCTTCCGTCAGTGACAACTATATTGTCGGCTACCAAAGACATGACAGCACTGAACGAATGGAAGAAGCGTGTAGGCGAACAAAAGGCTAAAGAGATTACCACAGAAGCTGCTGGAGTAGGTACAGCAATGCACAGTAATCTAGAAAGATTTATAGCAGGGCTACAACGCCAACCAGGAAATGCTCCTGTACATGTACAGGCTAATTCAATGGCAGATCAAATAATTCTTAACGGATTAAAAGATGTTGAAGAAGTATGGGCTATGGAACAGAGTTTATACTTTCCAGGTTTGTATTCTGGAACCACTGATCTAGTAGCAGTGTACAAAGGCAATCCTAGCGTCTGCGACTACAAACAAACCAACAAGCCTAAAAAAGAAGAATGGGTTGAAGATTATAAAATCCAGCTGGTTGCTTATATATTAGCACATAATGAAGTCTACGGCACAGACATTCGTGAAGGGCATGTGTTTATGTGCTCTAGAGCCTGTGAATATCAGCAGTTTGATCTGTTACCGCAAGACTTTAACAAATACCAAGATCTTTGGTTAGAAAAGGTAGAAGAATACTACACAGCTAACAGATAAATATCCTATATAAGGGAAATTCATCTATGGCTGTCGTACAGATATCGAAAATACAGGTCCGCAGGGGACGCAAGAACGGAGAATCGGGAATCCCACAATTATCCGGTGGTGAGATAGCCTGGGCCGTTGACACCCAAGAATTGTTTATAGGTAACGGTTCAGTAGCAGAAGGTGCTCCTGCAGTTGGCAATACCAAAGTCCTTACAGAACAAGATAATCTATTGGATCTTATTGAATCTTATAGATTTGCTCGCAATGAACCTAGCATCACTAAATCAGTTTTTAGAACCCTACAGAATAAATTAGACGATCGTGTAAACGTCAAAGATTTTGGTGCTGTAGGCAACGGTATTGTAGATGATACTGAGGCATTTCAAAATGCCCTAAATGAGTTATTTAGAAACGTAGACGCAGAATATCGTAAAGAATTATTTGTACCTACAGGTCATTACAGAATTGCTAGTCCTTTGCTAATCCCTTCTTATGCTACAGTAATTGGCGAATCACAAGTTGGTGCTGTTATTATCGTAGATGACACATCTATTGCTTTAACTTCTACCGCAGGCACTGCTCCTGCTGCTTTTGAATCCTCAGACAGGCCACATGATATTATTTTTAAACAAGTGTCCTTTAGATTTACCACAGGTCACTTTGATTTAACAGGTATGAAAGATGGATTATTTGAACGTTGTACATTCCAAGGAACACTACAAACGTTGACCGACGCTGCTAATGCTACAGTTACTGATCCTATGATCTATGTTTCTAACACAGAAAAGATAGGAACGATTGTTGAAGGTATTACATTTAAAAATTGTAAATTTGAAAAAAGCTACAGAGCATTACAATTTGATCAAGTTGATCCATTTAACAGTAATATAAATTTTATGGGCAGTGAGTTTAGATTGTTAACTGCTGCTATCGAAATAAACGGAGTCGCAGGTCAAATCAACGACTGGTACATAGACGATTGTTATTTTAACGAAATTGCTAGATACGCATTTAAATCAGATTTTGGCGTAAATGTAAAAATCACCCGAAGTAGATTTAGAAAATGCGGTAACGATGACCTTTTACCTGCTGCCCCTAGCAGCGGCATTGTCATGTTTGGTCAGGTTGGCAATAACAATGTAATTGATTGTTCTTTTGATAGACATGCTGCTGCGTATACTACTGTATTAGTTGATGATGATAGACTAGCATACACTGAAGTGTTAAATGGCAGCAAGGTTACAATCACAGATGAGATAACACAAAATTTATACATATCTTTAGGACCTGTACCATTAACAATGTTTTCGTCACTGAATTCTCATACAACATTAGATTATACTATTTCATTTACTAACGGTTCTGCTAGATCTGTACATTAGATATTGTCATCGGCGACAGCTTTGCTGGTCCTATTATTACTGATAGTTATAGTAGTACCTGTGGACACATTTAGGTATAAAGTAAGTTACAGTGTTTGATCTCGATCAAACTTCTAGACTCAAGGTCTGGAAAGAATTTCGCCAGTCACTTGAGACATCCGAACATCCTTTAGAGGATGTAGCTCTCTTTTGGAGTAGAACTCCATTCGTTCATCGATACTTAGATCCAAACTATACATCCGATTGGCCCGATCCGTGGCATTTAATCATAGATAATAAGTATGACGACCTTGCTATCGCATTGGGTATGTGTTATACTTTGACATTAACAGAACGTTTTAAGAGCCAAAAAGTAGAGATACATACGTCTATGTTTTCCGGAGAAGAAAGATATATCGTAGTAGTTAATGACCGCGATGTATTGAATTTTTTTCATAGGGAAGTCACTAACACGGGCGAGCTCACACATGGATCTAATAAAATTTACCCAGTATGAGGATGTTATAAATACTACCTCAACGACAAAAGAAAGAAAATTAGAGGCAAGAATGAACGATAGTATTGTAGTAGTAAAGAGAGACGGATCCAAAGAACCACTGACACTAGAGAAGTGGCAGGCACAGATTACAAAAGTATGTAGTGGAATAGCAGACGTCAGTCAATCAATGATTGAAATTAAAGCTAGTCCACATTTCTATGATGGCATAACAACACAAGAAATAGATTCCTTAACTCTAAGAGCTATTGTAGACCTTATTGACATTGAACACAATCCAGATGTAGGTCACACCAATTATCAATATGTAGCAGGCAAACAACGTTTGTCAATGCTACGTAAGGATGTATATGGCCAATACAATCCTCCCCGCCTCTATGATATCGTAAAGACAAATGTTGCTACAGGATTATACACTCCTGAACTTCTTGAATGGTATTCAGAAGATGACTGGAACAAGATGGACGAGATCATAGATCACGAAAAAGACGAATTGTACTCGTATGCCGCCATCGAACAGTTGATTGAAAAATATTTGGTACGCAATC